ATTTCTTGGGATATAGTAAAAGTCCTACTATAACTATATCTCAAAATGATCCCTTACCACTTAAGGTATTGGGTGTAGCTATGGAGATACAGTTCGCATAATGGGTTTAAGTGCATCAACATTATTTTTAATGAGTACAGCTGCTACCACTATTGGTACAATTTCTAGTGTAAGAGCGCAACGAGCTGCGATTGCTAGAGAAAATTATAGATTAGAAACTGAAAGAAAATTAGCAGAAGTACAAGCATTAGAAGAAGAAAACGCAAGAACAGAGGTAGGATTACAAGAATTAGCTAATAACTTAGCATATCAATCTACTGCTGGATATTTAGATAACAGCATGAGTTTTATAAATATAAACAGACAAGTTAAGAAAAACACAGAAAAAGATATAGCTAATATTAGACTTATGGGTAAATCAACACAAAATAAATTTAGACAAAGAATATTTGAAAATGAATATCAATCTCAACAATTATTGTTTGGAGGATATACAAGTGCTGCAGCATCACTTACAAGTGGTTTTGCAAGAAGTAAATATTATAAAGGATCAGAAACAGTATAATGGCATTAACACCTGGTAAAAAAAGAGTAAGCACAACTGGTAGCTCAGTATCACAACTATCTGGAAGAATGGGTGTTGTTAGAGCTACAACAGCTGATTGGGTAGCTACAGCTTCTGAGGCATTAGGAGATACTCTTAATGAAATGGGCAAGATGGCTGCTATGCAAGAAGAACAAAAATATAAATCTAAATTTACAATAGATGCAATAAACTTTTTTAATAAAGCTAAAAATGACAACATGAAAAGCACTGAGGGTTTTTATAATGTTGTAGATAGTTATATTGAAACTACTGTTAAAAATGCTCCTTTTAGATTTAAGTCATATGCAGAACAATATTTATCAAGTTTAGCTGCAAGTAAAGGACAAGAAATACATAATAATGTTAGAGCAATAAATGAAAATGAGAACATACTTTCATGGACAGAATCTAGTAATAAAAATGTAGATGATCTTATGCAAACTATTCGAGGTTTTACTGTTGAAAACTTTGATGAAAATATGGCACCTTTAGAAGATAGATTTCGTGAAGAAGAAATAAACTTAACAAATCTTAGAGCATCTATAACTAATCCTAGCAGACTAGCAGCATTACCAAGTATAGAATCACATAATAGTTCTATACTTAAAAAATTAGAAACAGAAAAAATAACATTATATAGTAATGCAGAACTTTCAGCTGCACATACTAAAGACCAAGAAACTTTAATAGGTAAGGATTTAGATGGAGATGGAGTAGTATCTGAAAAACTAGCAGATGGTACTACATATTTATCTAAAGCTATTAACTCAGTAAATGGTGTATTGTCTGCATATCAAAACGATAGAAACAAAGGATATGGTAATAACTATTTTCCAAAAAGTTTAGATCAAGATAGAGCAGAAATAATTACTGATGTTCAAGCAGCTAATGAATCCTTAATAAAATCTTTTGATAGTCAGCAGTTAAAAATACAACTAGATAATAAAATAACAAATACAACTGGATTAAATGTAATAAACAATGTTTCTAATACTCCAGATATATTAAAACAATTCGAAAACATAGACCAGCTAAAAGGAGCTATTTCTATGTTTGATATTGCTGAAAATGCTGGATTGTATGAAGAAATATTAAATAACTATACATTACAAAATATATTAAACAATAATCAAAATTATTTAGTAGCAAAACCAGAAGATGGTAGAGTAACTATTACAGTAGGTGGACAAGAAAAATCATTAAAACTTACAAACAATATATTTGATGATGTTTTAACTAACATAAATAATCAATTAAAAGTTGCTGGTATTGATGATAAATATACAAAAGAAGAAATAACTAATGGGTTATTAAATTCTTTATATTATAATTTTACAAGTGATACTACTGGAGTAGGAAGAAATATTGATTCATCATTTTTTAGTAGCACACTTTCAGCTGGAGAGTTTAATCAAAACTTAGGTTACTTAACAATGGTAGCTTCAACATTTGGAATAGTACCAGATAGATTAGGATCTGTAATAAACAACTGGGAAACTATGAACTTAGATAGTCCAGAAGATATACAGTATTTAGTAAATATGGCTCAAGCTGTAAATGATATAAAAAATACATCTACTGCTAAAGTAATTAACATAGGAGGTATAGATGCAAAAGCACAACTATACTTACAAGAGTTTTATAAAGATTATAGTCAAAGAGCAGATATAAATAATCAACTTGTAGCTAGAGGAGAACAACCTAGAATAGATTTAGATACATATACAAAAAACTGGTTTCAACTTAGAGATAGTAAAGACACAGATTCAGTAGATAAAATTGTAAATGAGTTTGCAATTAAAACTACAGGTATCAATGGAGATAATGAAGAATATAATTTAATAATGGAAGAATTAATTATAGAAAATTTAAAAAGTGTAAATGATGGGATATGGAATAACATAACAGAATTTTTAGGATATGAAAGAGGAGTAGTAAGTGGTACACCTAGAATGGAATCTCATATAAGTATTCCTGGATTAAGATGGTTATTAATGACACCAGATGAAGATGCACTTGCTTTTGAAGAAAATTTTGCAAGAGAAATATACACAGACTTATTACCAGATTATATACCTTGGTATTACAAATCTAAAAATATGAATGAGTTAGATATTAGACAAAGAAGTAAAGAACAAATAACACAAGATCTAAAAGAAATGATTGGTTTTGTTACAAACGATCTTCAAACATTAGGGTACATGGTAGTAGATGAGTAAAATATTAAAACAATATCCTATGTTTGAGTATCATACTAAACAACTTGGTATGGACCCAGATGATGTAAAAGCTGATGCTGTATTTACAATTATAGATTCTATTATGAGATTAAGTAATGAAGAAAGATCAGAACTTGGAATAACAGATAACTTTTTTGAAACAAATCAAATATACGATATGCTGCCAAAGTCTATGGGTGGTAATGGACAAATACAATTTGAGTATATTCCAAACACAGGAACAACAGATACACTAAATAAATATTATAATATAAAAATAGATTTTGACGGAGATGGATTTTTTTTACAACTTAATAATGTAGATGATCCAAGATTAAAATATACACCTTTACCTTTAGATGAAAAATTTAAACAAAAATATCCAATGACACCTAATGAAATAAAAGAAGAAAACTTACAAAATTATATGAAAGATGGAAAAGAAGAAAGAAATAAAATTTATGACAAGTTAGGTCTAAGTGGTTTTGCAGCTGATCTTGATGGAGTATATTATAATTTTTTAAAGTTCCAAAGATCACTACTAGATTTAGGACAAGACAATTCTGAAAAAATATTAAGAGAGTTCGGTATAGATATACAAATGAATAAGTTTCAAAGACTATCTCAAAATATTTTATTAGATGAAGCTGCATTAAGAGAAGTACAAAGAACAAGAGGAGATCAATTTGTTACGTCAATATATGGAACTAAAGGAGATACTATGACAGAAAGAAATATATTATTTGATTACATATCTGAAAATGAGGGTGGTTATCATTCTACAGCATATGAAACTTCTAGAGGTAATGGCGATTGGACAGTAGGTCATGGACTATCATTAAAAGATGAAACTGTAAAATCAGAACTAGCAAAAAGAGGATATGATGTAGATAGTCTTATAGCTGGAGATAGTAAAATAACATACAAAGATTCAGTTATGATAGCTACTATTATGATGGATCAAAAATACAATATGGTAAAAGACAAAGCTGCAAAGTTTGGCATTGATATTACTGGAGATAAAAATTCATATCTTGCTATGGCTATGATAGATCTAGCATACCAGGGATTACTAGGAGATAGATTTATGACAGCTATGGGCGATTACATAAGAACAGGAGATAGAAAGTTTATAGGAGAGTTTGAGCCATATATAGAGGGTGGTTTAAAAGGTAGTGATGCAAGATATGCAGCTACAAATCCAACAGTATTTGGAGAACTAGCTAATGATGGTACAATTTACAAAAACAATAATATGGGTGGTGTTTATACTAGAATGAATAAACACAAAACACTTATAGAAATGTGGTTGAATGGACAACATACTAATTTATTAAATTTAGACTTTACTACTAAACCAGCAGAAGATGTTTACGATAAGGAAGAATCAGAAAGAAAATACTAATGCCTTTTGTAAGTCCTATTGGTAAACAATCTTACTTTGATGTTAATCCACTAAAAGTTAGAAATAATTTTACAGCAGATCAAAATTTTTTTGGTACTGTAAATAATATTAGAAAAGGATTTATAGACGAAAATTTAGTTTTTTTAGGTGGTAGATATATTGCAAGTGCTATTATGGGTACTAATAGTACATATGAAATAGATCAATCATATGATGTTTTTACAGATCCACAACTAATAGGATTAGAAGATTATATTGGTCAATTTGTACATTCTAGAAATCAAGAACATACAAAATATTTAAAAGAAGAATTTTTAAGTAATATGAAAACTAATATGGGATCTCCATCTTATATTGTTGGTAGAGTATTAGGTGGTCTTACAGATCCATCAAGTTTATTTATGTTTACTAAAGCTGGTAGATTTTTATTTACTGGTAGTAGATTATCAAGAGCTACTAAGTCTGGAGTTACAATAGCAGCAGAAGAACAAAGCAAAAGATTTTTTGATGATACAAGACCTATAAGTTATTCTATGATGATTACTGCTGGTGGTTTTATTATACCAGCTATACTTCCAGCGTTAAAACCTACTGCTGGTAAAAAGTTTGATCAAACTGCTGATATGCTTGATGAAGCTGATGATAAAGCATTTCAACAAGGTACAGTAGGAGCTGCTATACCAGCTGGTACTAAAATAGAAAAAGTAGATGTATTACCAGAAAATCAAATACAACCTACAGGAGCTGGTGTATTTGGAGAACAAGGTCCATTTAATCCAATATTTAGAGTATTAAAAAATGGTATAGGATCTGCACAAGAATTTATAGAAAGAACTTTAGAGGGAGCTTTATATCAAAGAAAAAACTTTGTTGATGGTGTTACAAAACCAAGTATTGAAAGAGCAATCAAAATGCGGTTTGCTCCTCTTATTGTAGAAACAAATACAGCAATACAAGAATTATATAATAAATATTTACAAAGACTGGGAGCTAGTAAACAAAACTTTGTAGACAGAACTTTTGATACAAAATTTATGCGAGGTAAAGAAGTAATGTCTCCAAGAGAATTTAGAGAAAAAGTTTTTGAAGCAAGAATGGGCAATAAAAATTTAGATCCAGAAGTTGTAGAAGCTGCAAGAAAATTAGATAACTTTTATGGTCCAATAGGTAAAGAGTATGATGAGTTACAAATAGCAACTACATTTATAGAAAGATACATTAACAGATTAGATGATATTATAGGTAGAACTAAAAACAATAAAAAAGTAAATGATCTTACTAAACTAAAAGAAAAACTAGAAAAAAGATTAGACTATATAAAACAAAATGGATCATTGAAAAAAAATGATTACATTAACATTGTATATAGACGAGATGTTATTGATTCAAGATTTGATGAATTTAAAGATTTATTATCAAGACTACTTAGAGAAAAAAATCCAACAATAACACAATCAGAAATAGATGAAATAGTAGAGGGATTCAAAGGATATACACCTGTTATACAATATAATAATTTAGCAGACGAAATAAAATTAGCTACAGCTAAAGGAGAAACTGTAGATATTGATGAGTTTATAAATAAAATAAATAAAATATCTTCTAGGTTTCAAAGCAGAAATCTTAATATAGATTATATGAAACTAGCTAATGCTGGATTTATAGAAAAAGATATAAATATTTTACAAAGATTATATTACAACCAAACTATACCAGATATTGAAATAACAAAAATATTTGGAGATCCAATGGGATATGGAACAAAGTATGTACAAGGTGGATCTTATCAAAAAGGTATACAACAAATATCAGATGAATATGATGAGCTAATAGAAAATGCAGCATCAACAGTACAAAAAAATAAATTAATAAAACAAAAAGAAGAAATACTTGTAGATTTAGATGCAGCTATACATTTACTTAGAGGTACATATGGATTAGCTGATGATCCTAATAGATTTATATCAAGAGGTATTAGAATAGGTAAATTATACAATGCTTTAACTATGCTTACTGGTATAGCTCAAACTGTAGATGTAGCAAGATTAGTAATGGTAAATGGTATTACTAGAACTTTTAAAAATTCATATGAAGCATTAACAAGTGGATATGCAAAAGAAATATTTAATATGTCTAAAAGATCAGCACAGTTAGGTGGAGAAGCATTAGATATGTGGAACAGCTCAAGAGCTATGTCTATGTATGGTGTAGAAGATGCTTTTGGTGTTTTTAATAGATTTGAAAGAGGTTTTAGCTCTTTAGGTAATTTATATTTTACATTTTTAAATCTAAGTAACCCATGGAATACAGCAGCTAAAAGTATTGCATCATTATTTAATGGTACTAGACTTATAGAAGTAGCAGAACAAATAGCAAAAGGAGAAAAAGTTACAAAAGTAAATAGAGCTAGAATGTTAAATCTGGGTATAAATGATGATATGGCTAAACAGATATATCAACAATATCAAAAATATGGTGTTGGTAAAAATGGTAAAAAAACATTTAAACAAAATGGAGATGATTACAAAACTATGAGAGTAGCTAATTCTGATGCTTGGGATAATAGAGCTGCAGCTGATGCGTATCATAATGCTATAGGTAAACAATCTAATATAGATATTGTTACACCATCAAAAGGAGATGTACCATTGTGGGCAAACACAGAAATTGGAGGAACATTACTACAGTTTAAAAAGTTTGGTATAGCTTCTACACAACGAATGTTATTAAGAGGTTTGCAAGAAAGAGATGCAAATTTCTTCCAGGGAGTATTATTATTAATGGCAGCTGGAGCTATGGTAGATGCGTTTAGACAAAAAGCATTTAACAGAAAATATGAAAATAAACCACTTGGACAAAAAATAGTAGATGCTTTTGATAGATCTGGTCTTGGTGGTATATATTCAGATATAAATAATTCATTAGAAAGATTAGCTAATAATCAAATAGGACTTAGACCTTTGCTTGGAGCAAAAAAACCTTATGGTACTTACAAAGATCAAAGAAAAACTCTTGGACCTTTTGGTATGCCAATAGCAGATATACTTGGTCCAAGTGCATCTCAAATAGAAAATATAGCTGATATAATGTTTACCTGGGGTACAGGTAAGTACAACCATCACACAGCAAGGAATGTGCGTAGACTTGTTCCATTTCAAAATGTATGGTTTCTGGATTCATTATTTGATAGTATGGAGAAAAATGTTTTAAGATGAGTATACAAATATCTGATACAAGTGCTAGAATACAGTATACAGCCACAGGTGGACAAACTGTATTTGCAGTACCATTTGAATTTTTTAGTGATTCTGACTTACAAGTAATAAAAACATCTAGTGGTGTAGATACTACACTTACTTTAGCTTCTAATCCTAGTAGTGCAGCTCAATATTCTGTTACTGGAGCTGGTGTTACTGGGGGTGGTAATGTAACTTTAGGTGGAGGAGCTACAGTAAATGATAAGTATACAATCTTAAGAAATCTACCTACATCAAGAACAAGTGATTTTCCTAGTTCTGGTACATTTCCTATAGAAACTCTTAATACTGAACTAGATAAACTTGTTGCATTAATACAACAGAATGAAGTAGATATTAAATTATCGCCTAAAGCTGCGTCTACAACATCAACAGCTTTTGGTCTTACATTTCCAGAGCTTTCGGCTAATAAAATACTTAGCGTAAATTCTTCTGGTAATGCTTTACAATTTACACAAGAAATAGGTACAAATCGTGGTAACTGGGCAACTACTACTGCCTATAATGAAAGAGATATAGTCAAAGATACATCAACAAATAATATTTTTATTGTTAATGCTGCTCATACTTCTAGTGGATCACAACCTCTTACAACTAATGCAAACTCAGCAAAATATGATTTATTAGTAGATGCTGCTAGTTCAACTACAAGCGCAACAAATGCAGCCTCAAGTGCTACAGCTGCAGCAAGTTCTGCAACTGCTGCTGCTAGTTCTGCATCAACTGCATCTACTCAAGCAACAAATGCTGCAAGTTCAGCTACTTCGGCAGCCAATAGTTTTGATTCTTTTGATGATAGATATTTAGGAGCAAAATCTTCTGAGCCATCTACAGATAATGATGGAGATGCTCTTGTTACAGGAGCATTATTTTTTGACACAACTGCAAATGCTACAAAAGTATATACAGGATCAGCTTGGCAAACAGTTACAGTTTCTGCAAGTAACCAGGCAAACATTAATACTGTTGCTGGTATATCTAGTAATGTAACAACTGTTGCTGGGATAGCTTCTAATGTAACTTCGGTTGCTGGTGTTAGTTCTGATGTAACTACTGTGGCTGGAATAGCTAGTAATGTTTCTACTGTTGCTGCAGATGGTACTGATATTGGTAATGTTGCTGGATCTATAAGTAATGTTAATACAGTAGCTAGTAATATATCCAATGTCAATACGGTAGCTGGAGCTAATTCTAATATTAGCACAGTAGCTGGAGCTAACTCAAACATATCAACTGTTGCTTCTAATATTTCTGGAGTAAATAGTTTTGCAGATAGATATAGAGTAGCTTCTAGTGATCCTAGTTCTAGTCTTGATGCTGGAGATCTAGCATTTAACACAAGCTCAAATGTTCTTAAATATTATGATGGATCTGCCTGGCAGACTATAACAGCTGATACTGATGTAAAAACAAAAGTATCTGCTAATGATACAACAGCTGGTTTCCTAAATGGTAAACTTGTTGCTGGATCAAATGTAACTCTCACTGAGGGCAGTGATGGTGGTAATGAAACATTGACGATAGCCGCAACTGATAATAGTATACCATTTGCGATAGCGTTAGGTTAGGAGAGATATTATGGCAAATAATTTTGGTCAAGCAGATGCAAGTTTATCAAATAACTCTTTAACTACTGTTGTAAGTACAACATCAAATAAACAAATTGTCATAGGTTTGTTGATATCTAATACTGGTACTGCATCTATAAATGTAGACGCTGTATTAAATGATGGATCAAACGATAGATATATTGTTAAAGGAGCGCCATTACCAGTTGGTAGTTCTATTGAATGTGTACAAGGAAAAATAGTAATTCCTAGTGGTGGCAGTATTAAAGCAAAAAGTGATAACTCAAGCGGAAATGCTGATGTAATTGTTTCACTATTAACAGATGTAGCATAATATGGCATATTTAGGTACACCTCCTCAAAGTGGATTTATAACCACAGCAAAACAAAGAGTAACTTCTTCTACTAATGATTATGTAGATTTAGACCATGCTATAAGTTCTATTGCTGATGTAATCGTATTTGTAAACTTTGTAAAACAAGATACAACAAATCTTACTCTAACAACTTCTACTAGAATTGGATTAGGAGGTACGTTAGTTTCGAGTGATATTGTTGAGATACACTATCTAGGAAAAGCAGTGAATACTCAAACACCTGGCACAGGTACAGTTACTAATGATATGTTAGCTGGTAGTATTGCAAATTCTAAACTTGCTACTCCAGGAGTAGATAATACCCCAGCATTTTTTGCTTATTCTCCACAAAGTTATCAAGCTATTGCATCAAGTACATGGACAGCAATTAACACAACAAACGAAAGTTTTGATACTGCAAACGCTTTTAATACTTCAACATTAAAATTTACTCCACAAGTTGCTGGTAAATATTTTTTATATGGTAATGCAGTAACAGATGGAAACTGGAGTGGAAATTTAGCTAGATTAAGAATATCTAAAAATAATAATTCTGGAGCTGGTGGTGATGAACTAAGAAATCACATTGCAGCATATACTGATGATGGAGTTCATGTATCTGGTATGCTTACATTAAATGGTAGTTCTGATTTTGTGCAACTTGCTATTTATCACGAAATTGGCTCTAGCTATAATTTAAAAAATCAAATGACTTGTAATTTCTTTGGAGGATTTTTAGTAACAACAACATGATAAATTTAGCAAATAAAATAAAAATATATTTAGATAGAACGCCAGATTTTTCTAGTGAGATCATACTTCAAGATGATTATATAGATGGTGTTTCAAATCCTTACATTAAAGAGTGGAACGCAACAGATAAAGCTAAACCTACAGATGAACAACTAAACGCATTAGAAAGCGAAGCTATTAAATTAGAAAACAATGCAATCGCTGTAGCTAACAGACAAAAAGAATATGGAAGTGTAGCTAAACAAATAGAATACATTACAGAAAATGGTTTAGAAGCATGGCAATCAAAAGTTCAAGAAATAAAAACAAAATATCCAAAGGAGAATAGTTAATGCCTTTTACTAAATTATTACCTAGTTCTATTGATCTAGCACAAAACTTTGCCTTTACTGGTACTGTAACTGGTGCTGGTGGTGGTAAACTTTTAAATCATGAATTTTATAATGATGGAGGCTCTACTTCTTCAAATACTACTTCTTGGACAGCAACAAGTTTAACTGACAGTATCACATCAAGTGCTGCTAATAGTGAGTTTTTAGTTATGTGCCAAATTCCTAATGCAGCTTTACCAAGTAGTGCTTCTCATGTTTATTTTAGATGGTATCGTGATGTTGCTGGAGGTGGATATAATGCTATCGGAAATAATATGCACGTAAGAGCAAATGATAGTGGCGGATTTAATGGTCATGAATCATTTACTTTTATGCAAGTAGACCGAGCTGGTGGCAATACCAATTTAAGTTATACTTCTGGTCAAGTAATTAGCTACAAACTTTATTTTAAATGCCAAGATATTTCTGGCAACTGTAATTTTACTTTAGGACATATGTTTATACAAGAGTTAGGTGCATAATGAAAATTTTAGAAAAACTATATAAAGCAATTACAACTTTAAAATCTGATGCTGAATATGTTTTTAATTATAACGAAGATAATATTGTTGTTAATGAAGAAACATTTAACACTATAAAATGGAAAACAGGTGAAGATGAAAATGAGTTTGCAATATTAACAGACACAAATCCTCATTCAGAAATTACTTGGACAAAAGTCAAAGAGGAGATGGATAAATTATGAGTTATTTAGGTAGAGGTTTAGAACAAGTAGATAATATATCTAAACTAGATAACATTACATTTAATGGTGGAACGACTTACGCATTAACTAAAGATAGTGCAGCATTTACTCCCATATCAAGCAATGCCATACTAATTTCTATAGATGGCGTAATTCAGCAAGGTAATTTTTCAGTATCTGGTACAAACATAGTATTCAACTTTTCTCCTACCAGTAGCAATACTTGTGATTTTATTATGCATTATGGAACTGGGGTAGCATTTACTCCAGCAGATAGTTCTATAACAAAAGATAAAGCAAACTTTATATCTACTTCTAGCTCAGCTGGTTTACAGATAAAAGGAGATGGTACAACTGATGGTACTCTACAGTTAAACTGTTCACAAAATAGTCATGGAGTTAAAATTAAATCTCCTCCACATAGTGCAGGTCAAAGTTATACTTTAACTTTACCTCAATCTATAACTAATAATCAATTTCTAAAAACTGATGGCTCTGGTAATTTAAGTTTTGCTGAAGCTGGAGGTGGAGATTTAGTTCTTGTTGCAAGTGCTGAGGGTACTAATAGTGTAGGAGATGTTTCTATTAATGATTGTTTTAGTGCTACTTATGCAAACTATTTAATAACTTTTGCAATCAATAACGATAGGTCTGGTAATTATAATAATTTTAGATTTCAAGCAGATGATGACTCAACTTTTAACAGTAATTACAATTATTGTTTATGGGGTTATGATGAAAACGGAAATCTTAGAACTTCATTTTCAAACTCTGGTAGTGCTTGTCCACTTAATTCACTAGAAACACCAGATGATGACTCATGGGTATTTGGAAGCTGTACTGGATATATGTATGTTTACCACCCTTATACTTTAACTACAGGTGGTTTAAGACGACTAAGAGCAATAGGTCAAGTTTTTAATATTAACACTTCAGGTGAAGTATCTGGTCAAAGTTTACAAATGCAACTTAAACAAAATTCTTACAATGTTGCTGGAATAAGATTTAGACCAAGTGCAAATTACATAACTGAAAGACGAGTAAGAGTTTACGGAATAAAGGATAGTTAAAATGAAAAGAGCAGTTTGGACAAAAGAAAAAGGTAGCCATGAAGTTGATATGACACCAGAAGAAATCGCACAAAAAGAAATTGACGATAAAGCATGGTGGGATAAACTTCCAGAAAGACAACTTAAAGAAATAAGATTTCAAAGAGATAAAAAATTAGCTGATACTGATTGGCTAGTTACAAGTGGTCAGATTACTGATGAAGAAAAAACTTGGAGAGAAAATTTAAGAAATATTCCACAAGATTATTCTGAAGATAAATATTCTGAGTTACTTGCTAGAGATGAAAATAAAAATTTAACACACACAGTATGGAGTAAACCATGAGTTTAATTAAAGTACAGGGAAGTTCTATTGAAAATTTTAGTGCTGGTAAATTATTACAAGTTCAACACACAAACTATAATACAAGTGTTTCTATTTCAAATCAGGGTTATGAAACAACTGGATTAACTTGTGCTATCACACCAAGTGCAACAAACTCAAAAATATTTGCTATGTTTAAATTACAATGTAGAGGTCATAGCATTACAAGTTCTTACGAGTGGGGTTATTCTTGTAAAGTTACTAGAACAGGTGGAGCAACTGGAGATATATTTGAGGAAAAATCTGGTGTAGGAGAAAGTTATTCAACATATTTTACTCAAAATGCAGATACAACACATACTGCTCATCATAGTTCTTTTTCATTTTTAGATACAACACATAATACTACTTCTGCAATAACATATACAGTTTTTGCTAAAGCACAAAGTGGTAATGAAGCCGCAAATTTTCAAAATGGTACTTTCCCATCACAATTTACTTTAATGGAAATTGCCGCATGAGTAATAAATTTTTATCTGCATTAAAAATTGTTAGACCAAATACTCCTATGTCTTTTGTTGGAGAAATAGAAACAGAAGAAGATTTTAAAAAAGTAAATTGGGAAACAGGAATAGATGAAAATGGATTTTCTATTACAACAAACACTTGTCCTCATAGCGAAATTACATGGACAAAAGTTAAAGAAGAAATGGATAAATTATAATGCCTAAACATTTTTGTGATTGTGGCAAAGAAGTATATTGTAATTGTATACCTAAATGTGATTGCGAATTAAATAAAGACGATTGTGATTGTCAATAGATGCCATCTGTATCTGATAAAACTGAAATAGGTTTACCTCTTAAAAATTTAATTGGTTTACTCGGAGCTGTTGCTACAGCTGTATGGGCATACTTCGGTATAATAGAAAGATTAAATAACATAGAAACTAGAGCTACACTATTTGAAGCTGATCTACTCAAAGCTGCTGATCAAAAACCTATTGACCAGGAACAATATATGTTGCTTGAATTTTCTGCCAACCAATTAGAAAAAGTAACTACTGAAATGGAGAGTATGATGAATAATAGAGTAAATATAGACTTCTTAAAAAAACAAGTAGATAAGCTACAGAAAGATGTAGAAGAGTTAAAAGATAAGGTAAGAAAAAATGGCAGTTATTGAAACAGTATTTGCTTTATGTATGTTTGTTAATGGATCTCTTGATGGTCATATGATGACACCAGGTTTATCAAAATGTTTGAAAGCCAAACGTGAAGCTGAAAGAAATCTTAGTCATAATAGAGAAAATGTTATACAATATAGATGTGGTCAAGTTGTTGCTGAACTTAGACCAGATAGTGAGGGTAACATGAAGATCTATAAAATTATAGAAGATAAATATTAATGAAAGTTTGGTTGCTAGTGTTGTTTATGCACACTCCAGAAATGCCAAGTGTTCGATATCAAGCTGAACTTTATCCAACAGACTTTGATTGTATAGAACAACAAGCTACAGTTCTTAACAACTTTGAAAGAAGATCTGAAGAATATAAAGATAGAACAAAGTTTGATGCACATTGTATAGAGTTTGATTCTTTTGAAATCCCATACTACAAACCACTAGGTACATAAGTGTAATATGTATGAAGTTTCAA